GGTACTCGCTATGGAAGAGTAGTTGACGTTATTCAAGATGCTTTTCATCCCGAATACGAAAAATACGGACAATCTCAATCTATAAACGGAATATTTTATAGAAATATATCTAAAAATCAAATTGAAGAGGAAGATGAATCTGATTTACCATTTGCATATTATAGCGGAAATAACTTCAAACAAATACCACTTAAAGGTGAGATAGTTGAACTAACATCTCAACCAGGTACCACTAGAAATTTATCTAGAAGCTCTAAATTATACTGGACTAAAATAATTCCTGTTTGGAATCATATACATCATAACGGATTCCCAGATACTGTTCAATTCGAAGAACAGCAAGAACAAATAGATTTAGGTGAAAACTTCGAAGAAAGTGAACAAGTAAGTAACCTACAGCTTTTTCCCGGGGATGTAACTGTTGAGGGAAGACATGGTAATACTTTGAGATTTGGTGGGGCTAAATTCGATAGTAACGAAATAACAGATGATAGTAATAATGGTTCACCTTTTACCATATTAAGAAACGGTCAAAAAGAGTCTGATGATCCATTACAGCTTATACTTGAAGATATAAACGAAGATAAATCATCTATATACTTAACCTCAGATCATTCTATTCCTTTAGAACCAGCTAATACTAAAAGAGAAGGATTTGAATCTGAACCAGAAGCTGCTGAAGAATTTAAAGGAGCTCAAATCATAATGAACTCTGATAGATTATTTTTTAATGCTAAAGATGAAAGTGCTTTTATCTCTGCTAAGGAAGCAGTTGGAATAAATGCTAAAGAGGTAGGAATAGACTCTGATGATTATATAGGGTTAGACTCTAAAAAAATATATCTAGGAACTGGAGCTTTTCGAGAAGAAGAACCAGCTCTTAAAGGCGAAACAGCTACAGTATGGCTAGATGATCTAGTATCATTGTTAGAAGGTTTAGCTACTACTATGGCGACTTCACCTCCTGCACCGGCTGAGCTTTATACTGCTAAAATGGTAAAAGAAGGAGTTAAACTTAAAACTCAACTTCCTATGTTAAAAACCTTATTAAAAACATTACACTCTAAAAAAGTGTTTATAGATAAACAGTAATGCCGTACGTAAATATACCAGATAGTAAATTAGTTGGAGCAGTTGCATCTCAAATAGGAAAAATTGAAGGAGATGTAATAGGTAAGGTAATTAAAAGAGCTGGAGAATTAGAAAGTAAATTTCGCTCTGAGGGCTGTCCGACTAATCTCGGCAGAATTAGAAATCAGTTAAACGGGCTAAATACTTCAATAGGCTCTATTAACAAAAAGATAACTAAATTTAGAAAACTTCCTAAACTGCTTAAACCTCCTATCAGAGGATTAAAAGCAGCTAAAAAAATAATTTTAACTCTTCCTATACCTCAAGCAGTTCCTCCCGGAATAGGTATCCCTGTAAGCATTACTACAAGATATGCTGATCTACTTCATTTAATAAAGGAGTTTATTAAGCAGATAACTAACGATATAGACGGAATAACTAAAATATTAGAAACTAGTGGCGGAGCAGCTCCTAGATTAAAGTCTGTAGATAGAGCATTTAAGAAAATAGAAGTATCTTTAAAAGCTTGTGAAATAGAAAAAGCTATATTAGATAAAGTAGAAATAGGAGAGCTAACAAGAAATCAACTAATACGATTAGGGCTTATAGATATAGGGCGACTAAGACAGCTAGGGTTAGATGAACTAACTAAAGATGAAGAAGAGTTTACTGAAAAAGATACAGATGGTTTATTAGTCAGTAATTTAGGACCTACTCTTTTAGGCAACGGGTGCGTAAGAGATAATAGAACAGTAAGTCAAATGGCTAAAGAATCAGGACTTTCTAATGATGAAATGTTTGAAAAGATAAAAAATACAACTAACGAACAGTGTCTTGCAGAAGTTGAAGATAATTTTAACTCCGCATTAGGAACTGTAAATTCAGCGTTAAAAAACTTAGAAGGTACACAATTAGAATTAGATCCTTTTAACTCTCCTACAGAAGAAGAGCTTAACTCTGATGAATTTACTCATGTTGGACCTGATGGTCAGCCATTCTTTTTAGCAATTGAGACAGATACTACTGAATCTTTTGTTGCTCCAAGAAGATTTGCTACAGCAGCAGATGCATCAGGAGTAGTAGTACTTAAAGGTCCTAAATCGTTTAGTTCATCAATAGATGTACTTTTAAACGAAATTAAATTTAGAATAGATAATCAACTTCCATAACTAAACTATTTATATATATGAAACTCGAACAACTAAGAAAAATTATCCGAGAAGAAGTAAGAGCAGCAGTTAAGGAGGAGTTACAAGATGTAATGAATGAAGCAGTTAAATATGCTTCTACTCCTACTAAAATGCAAGAAGTGCCTAAAGGTCAACCTAAAAGATGGTCAACAGGTAAATCAGCTACTCTAGACGAGATGTTAAAAGACACTCGTAATTCAATGACCAGTCAAGATGTTAGTAATATTAGCGGTGGAGGAGGAGTCCAAAAGCCTAATTTTGCATCTATGATGTCTAATCAAATGGCAAAAGAAAATCAAGGCCCAATGCCCGGTTTAGATATATCTAATTTAGATTTTGTTAAAAAAGCTAAAAGTGTATTAGATTTAGCTAATAAAAAGTCATCTCAACAACTAGTATAGAATGGCATTTAAAGTAAGAAAAATTGACCCTTTAGATCTACAGCCTAGAAAAGCTGTAGGAGTTAGTTTACCTTTTTCAGGTAAAGCAGTCTTTAATCAAACATTTGAGACTAAAGATGCTATTAAAACTAACTTAATTAATTATTTTCTTACTGCAAGAGGAGAAAGATTTTTAAATCCTGATTTTGGTAATTCGTTACAAAATTTATTATTTGATAACATTACACAAGATAAAGTTACGCAAATAGACTCCTTAATAAGAGAAGATCTTAGGATATTTTTTCCTAAAATAGTTCCTGTAGATATCTCTACCGTAGGAGATCCAGATAATAACACAGTTCAATTCAGTCTTAGATATAAAATTTCTGACGCTGATGTTGAAGATGAAGTAACAATAAACTTTCTTACATAATGGCTACTGAAAAAGACATAAAATATTTAAACAGAGAGTTTGGTGATCTAAGGCAGTCGTTAATAGAACACGCTAAAAATTATTTTCCCGACGCTTATAATGACTTTAGTCCTACCTCTCCAGGTATGATGTTCATAGAAATGGCTGCGTATGTAGGAGANGTATTGTCGTTCTATCAAGATAACCAACTACAAGAAACATTTTTACAACATGCTAAAGACCCTGCTAATCTTTACTCGCTAGCATACATGATGGGGTATACTCCAAGAGCTACTGCAGCTGCTGAAACCACCCTAACTGTAACTCAAAGAGTAGCAGCCACTAGCCCAAACTATCTTCCTAACTTTAATCAAGCATTAAAGATAGGGACTAATTCATCTATAGCAAGCACAGCAACAGGCAATACAAACTTTCTTACAACTAAGGAAGTAGACTTTAGCTTCTCTAGCTCTTACGATCCAACTGAAATAACAGTCTTTTCTGTCGACTCAGGTAATCCTGCTGAATATTTGCTTTCTAAAAAAGTTAATGCATCATCAGGAGAAATAGCTACTACTACATTTAACTTTACTACAGCTGAAAAATTTGCTACTGTTCAAATAGATGAACCTAATATTATAGGGGTATTAGACGTAACGGATAGCGAAGGTAATACATGGACTGAAGTACCATTTTTAGCTCAAGATACTGTAATAAAAGAGCAGACTAATACAGCTTCAGATAATGATTTAGCTCCAAAAAATTTAGTTTTGCAAAAAGTCTCTAGGAGATTTGTTACTAGATTTACTTCTAAAAATATATTACAACTACAATTTGGAGCAGGTATATCAGAGCTAAACGATAATGAGTTTCTACCATCACCTGAAAATCTACAGCCTACTAATATAAGATTAGCTAATAGTTTAGATGTAGCTTATGATCCATCGAATTTTCTTTTCTCTAGAACATACGGTCTAGCTCCCTCTAATACTACATTAACTGTAAGATATCTTAAAGGAGGAGGAATTAACGCTAACGCACCTGCTAACAGTATAACAGATCAAGCAGCAGTTACTATAACAGTATCAGATAATAGCTATCAAGATACTTTAGCCTTTTTCAACCCTGAACCTGCTACGGGAGGAAAAGACGGGGAT